TACAGATAGGTGAGGACTTTAGCCCTCCCGAGTCTCCCTTGGCGCGCTTCGTAGATTGCTAACTTCTCAAAGAAGAACTGGCACATCCGTGGTTCGAACCCACGCCTAGCCAGAGTCGAGAAGCTCTCATACAACTCTCTGATCCGTGTGGCACCCGATGAGGCTACATTGTTCTCTACATTACCACTGACTAGCATAGCAAGCGCGCGGACTGGGCAGCCATATACAGTCCCACCCATATACCACTCGCGCAGGTACTCACTGCCTATGCGTGAGACTAGTTGCTTGAGGGCATTGAGCTCTTTCCCTATCATGGGGATAACAGCCACGTACGCTTGGGCCTGGCTCGCTTCAGGAAACAGAGCCCACCCATCATCTCCCAACTCATAGTTGGCTACCATTTCGACCGGATTACCGAGCAACGCTAGTGTCTTCACGGCGTGGCGGCGTATCGCTCCATTCAACACCGTGTTAAATAGAGTGGTCTGTACAACTCCTGAGAACATCCCAGTGGTACATGGAAACCACTCTTTTGTGTCAGGCCGCAGAGCCCACTGGTTTAAGAAACTCTTCTTGTACCAGTCCTGTATGCGGGTAAAGTCCTCCGTAGGTTGGAATCCCTTTCCGATAGCCCACTCATATATGCACTCCAACACCAAGTACTGCTGCTTGCATGAGTGGGTAGCGCCGAAGTCTGGGTAGTCCAAGCACACCTTGACACGTGTGGGATCTGCTGACGCAGTTCTCCTGTACTCCGCTTCCTGGAGCAGCAGGTAGTTGGGCTTGTTCATTGTGGCGTGCTTCAGTGTCAATGTACTCTCCAGGTGCTTGCTCCAGTAACTCCCGAATACATAGTGACTGTAGAGACTGGCTTGGATAGAACGAACTTTTGCGTTTTCCTGTCCTTTTGTGTGCATCTTAGCAAGGTGGACGGGTTCCATGCACAGCACTGAATCCATCCATTCGAAGTCTACCACCTCAGAGACATGCACTTTGGTCGTGTTGTGCCTCACTTTGAAGCCTTTCTCCTCCAGCATCTTCCTGACCGCTGGTTCGGTGTCCAAGACAGTAGTCTCCCCACCCATGGATCCTTTGATCATCCACTGGGCTCTGGACTTATAGTAGTCTTCGAAAGTCTGGCACTTTTTGATCTTGATTTGGCCTTCTGCATTGAGGAAGTCCATTATCATACCCTTTGTGTCACCATCGGTCATGTCCGTAAACCCGTGAGGCCCATACTTCCGCAGTGGTGTGTCGGGCTTCTGCCGTTTTTTGACTTCTTCATCCCAAGGTGCCTCTAGATGCGGTCGTCCAACAAGCCCGGCAAGGTATAGGCACGAGACAAAGTCACTGTCGCTGTACTGCCAGGTCTCTGAGTCGATCATGTTCCGGAAGATATCATTGTAGTTACCCCACCGGTCGGCCCACTCATCGTACTTAGTCGTCAGCAACCCGCATGACTTTAGGTAGTCGTAGCATGGTGGAGAGAGCTTGTGGGATACGATGTACATTACTACACCTACAGCCCACGCGTTCTTGCCACCACGCCCGTTCTCTAGGAAGCTGAGCGCATCGGAAATGCGCTCGTTGCTGACCTGAGCACGCTTGAGATCTGAAAGTAGGTTTCCTACTGTGTAGATCGCGCGCTTCATGGTTTCATCTTCACCGCGGGGGAACAATGAGTCCACCCACTTTACCTCCTTATCAGTGTCTGGTAATTTGATCATATGCGGGAGACGCACTTCTGTGCTAGTGACGGCTTTCTTCGAACCGCCGCGCCTGGTAGTCCTGTCACGGACGCGCTTCTCCGGTGCCTTGGACAGCCACTCAGGTGCGATAAGAAGTGTAGCATCGCCAATTGTGGTATCGAGCTGCTCGATTGGTGAAAACATGTTACTGGTCTCTAGCAGAGCCCCGGTTGGGGCAACTTGCCTAGCGGGTACCGTTTTCATTCGTACTACTGCAGGCTTCGTTCTTGAGGCGCTCCCCGATTTTGGGATGGTCGTGCTCTTCCTGAGAGCAGGGGCGGGAGAGGTCTTCTTCAGTGCCATAGCATTCCCACCCCGCTTCGTGTCGGCGGGTACATGCTGGGCTGTCCCCAAATCGAGTGCATTGGCTGGGCCCATGGGGAGGGCGGCAATGGAGGCGAAGCTGGGCAGTGGAGGCGTCTGGTCCAAGTGGGGAAGCAGCGAACCGGGGCCTTCATCGTACAGGCTATCCCTGTCATCATTGCACTGCTCACCTGCCCCACCTGGGTGTGCACCTTCGTTTGTACCATACTCACTCGTATCTACCCGGGTCATGGCTGCCACTAGCCGTGCCATGGCCTGGTCGTATTTACTGAGCTCTGGGTTGTCACCCCCACCCGTGTCACCATCCTCGAAGTCAAGTGTCTTCCTGATAATCTGGACTTCCCAGAGTGTGGGTACACCCACCTGGAACTCTGACTCACGCATACCACCAGACCCTGAGTATGCAGGATAAATCTTCTCATGGCTCATTTGCCTATCGAAGTACGAACCGTAGGTGATGTGCGAGGTTTGGGCGTTGACGACGTCCGTGAACAGATAATTTGCTAGAACCATTTCCCTATGCGTAAGGAACTGTTTCGTGCCTAGGTTCTTCCGTGCTGTCTCGGAAAACAGGGTCTGTAGCGTTGGGTCCGTAGGTCTGCATTCAGTGAGAAGATAGCTCGAAGCCCTAACAGGCCGTTCTTCCCATCCCAAAGCCAGACTGTGGATAAAGTTGGCGTTGCTGGGTGAACAGTACTCGAGTGGGACCGCAGTTCGGCAGCCGGTGAACCGTTCAACCACTGGCATTGCGATCAGGCCCAGCTTAATGCCAATGTCAAAGTCATCTTGCCTTGTATCGACAGCGGCATAGAAGTTGGTTGACCTAGGGCCAATACCTGCTGATTCCTCCATGGTGGCAACTATGCCCTCAAAAAGCACCTCAATCATTGAGAGCACCAGCTGAGTGCCGCAAGCGAGTACCGCGGTAAGGTTGTCACTCGCAGCAATGACGGTCCGGCCCGGCTTCCGACCCGCACCTGTATGTACCAAGTGAAGGAAGGCGTCGTTCGTATGATTGGGAGCAGGTAACGAGAACGATGCACTAAAAGCAGGTGAGAACAGCATCGCTAAGGCTTGATTCCTGGCGATTGCCATTTGGTCCCAGAGCTGGTTCTCATCTACATACCGGTTCAGTACGTCTGCGAGGGTGGTGTGGGCAATATGGAAAACAGCGGTATCTCCAGTTAGGTTTGTAACAGACCTGTCTCCGTTGATCGGAGCCAGCTTGAAGGACCGGGAAGGGACGAACCTGTCGTGTGGTGTAGCGACAGTGACTCCGTCACCACCTGCTACAACTTGTAGGATACGCCCGTTACCCATAAGGTACATCATCGCTTTCTCATCCCCAGCCCTCGAATTCCTGGGAAGCAGGATCATATTCTTAGGCTTGTAGAGATTGTATGCGTGTACCGCTTCGGAAAGCGGGGTTGTGTTTCCCGGGGCTCGTAGGATGTTGTGGTTGTAGTTGTTCGAGTTGAACGAGACAATCGGCTTCACATTGTGCTCTGAGCACAATTTTGCGGCAAACAGCCGAGTATAGGCGATTGTCAGGAAAGCAAGGTTGTTGCGGCCCGCAGATGAGAGCGTAGCGACCGAAGACATGTACTTCCTCATCTCTTGAGTCGTCCCGCCAACAGCAGCTTGCAGTCTGCGGACACCATTGCCATCAAACACACTGGCAGTGCGGGTAACCCTGCCATCGATAGATATCCCGGCATGGACATCAAAAAGGATTGTATCGTCTGCTACAGTCATAGCTTCATACTTCAGGTTTGTTGTCCAAAGCGGGATCATACGGGTATCCAGGTAGCTAGGCTGGATAGCAAAGCTGCCCATAGCACGAGGGCCCATGCCCCAGACTGTGCCAAGGGAGTAACCCATAGACGGCTGGGCTTTCAGCGATTGGCACTTTCTTATAAGCAGGTGCCAAAGTGGGTAATGATCCTTGATGCCAGTAAGAGTAGACGTGTAGGTATGCTCTTCCTTGGCATGGGTAACCAAACCACCAAATGTGTTTGTCATCGACAAATTAGGTGCATCATACTCCAGCCAGCCGCATGTATCATATGCGTCGATCGGGTCAGATGCCTCTTCGGTGATTGGAATGTTCCCGTAGGTGTCGCTGTTGCGAATGGGCGCGGGAAGAGGCACACTAGGAGGTGGCACAGGAGTGCCATCCCCAGGCTCGCCGGGTGGGAGGGTAGGCGTGCCAGGTCCTGGTGAATTGCCAGGGTCTGGGTTAGGCACATCGCCCTCTGGGGGAGGGACACTGGGTCCAGGTGGTAGCTGCGGGTTATCAGCACCGAGAACCAGCTCCTTGGCCAGTGAGCTGAGGAGGTCACGCCCGCTCAGATTGCCAGTAGTAACGTGGCCAAGTAGTCGGCCTTCCACACGGCCAGCCAAAACCACGGACACTCCTGTAGATACGAGTGAATCCACGTGGGAATTAGCGAAGGCACGTATCCGTGCCACGGTAGGGTAAAGACCCAACTGGCTTCGGGCATCCTGCTGGTATCTGGACTCAATGAGCAACAGATAACACAAACCATCGCTGAATGCAGCAGTGGCTTGAGTGCTTGTAGCGGGGTGAAGCCCTTTCGCCCCAATACGTACGCCACCCTCGAGCATGGCGAGGAGCTCGGCACCAAAAAGGTTCCCGGGCTCAACGTGCATACCGCAAAGCAACGAGTCATGTTTGGGGTAGGGAACGCTGCGGATGGACAGACGCTCCTCAGAATACCTACTATAATCGTCTCCGATGTATGCAAGTATCTGATCAACTGTCGGCCAATTGCCAAGTGCTTCATAAGCGCCTTCTCGGAAGTCAGCAGCTAGTAAGGCAAGGTAGCAATCGCCTTTGAAGAACAACCGCTCGCGGAGAGTACCCTTCTTGAGGTACCTCCCGGCGGCTTTCTTCTCTGCGTGCCTCTCGGCACGTGAATTGCGCGTCGTACGACTAACGCTGTTGGTTGGTGTAAAAGATGCCATGTAAGAAGTTAATCACTATTCAGTCAACGAGTCCATGATGAAGGGAGCTTTCGCACCATTCGCAGGTATTGCCTGCGTCCTCCGCCATTACGGCGGCCTCCAGAGCATGGTGGCATCTTCGTTGACATCCCTGCGGAGTGAGTGTGTTTTATATACCAAACCTTTGATTTTGGGAAGTGGGGCAGTCGCTGTCCCCAAGACATTTACTTCCGGCCTCAAAAGGCTCCACTGTTACCGGTGATTGCGGGGATCACAATTCAGTATCCAATCCATACCGTGCACCCAACTAAGGGCTGCGACTAAAACGCGAACGCATTTTCAAATAGCAAATATAAGGAAAGCCGAAGCTGCCCTTATATTGCGCTATTTTTCT